ATTGCAAGACAATCGAATAAATTCATTAAACTTATTTTCTATTTCATCATCCGAAATAGTTGGCCATCTTTCCTTACAGGCCATAGCAAAAGTCTTGAACAAATTTTTCCAAACATCTCGAGTATTTCCTCCACTCGTGTCAGCACTACCCGAAGGCATGCCGTGATCTTTATAGACTGTATTTCCTTCCGGATCAATACACAATGACAAACCGCAAGCAGCATGCAACTGTTTCAATTCGTTAAAATACTTAGTCTTAAAATCAATATTATTCTCGTTCAAACAAAAAGCATCCACCAGAAACTGATCTTGTCTATCTTCTTCTGTATATGTAGAATCTTGTTGCCTAACGTCACCATTAAAGGTCGACGGAGCAATGTGGTCCCAAAGTGAATGTTTGTCATATAAACGAGCCCAATTACCATGGAACGGCGACATACCTATCGTCGATCCACAAGTAATGTAATTCTTGTACATCCAATCTAAAGCCGGTATAGTGTATCTTGAAAATAATGCATGATGTATTGCACTTCCAACTAAGAATGTTCGCGTATCATGTGCTAAAACTTTATCATAAGTACGGAGCTCTTCCTTAAGAGCAATGGACCAAATAAACTCAACGGGATCACCATCTTGCATCTTGTTGCTCAGATCTTTGAGATCGTCATAGTGAGCAAGATAGAACTGATCTTTGCGAGTGTATCTAGTGTTTAAAGGAAAACCAGGACTGGAATCTGTAGGTAACAACGGGAACAATTCCTCCCACGATAACGGTTTGTAAGGTCTACAAAACTCTTTCATCATGGCTTTAATGCCCAACTGTCGTAACCAATCATCACCAATCGGTCTAACTCCTCCGTATTTCAAAAAGTTCTTAACAAAAGCCTGGGGACTTAATTCAGACAAAACATATTCATTTCTGTTCCACCAAACTTTATCATGTTCCGCCATAGTATTAAAAATTCCGATGGCATCATCATTATCAGCTCTCTTGTAATTATATCTAGGATATCTTTTAAGCTTAAAAACTGGTACGATGCCTGAATGACCCTCATAAATCTTATGACATGGAGACGGATCGATCTCAAACGGCAATCCA